AAGGGACAAGCGTGACAAAAAGCCTAATTCTTTTGCTGACAATCCTGTGTTTGACAGGGTGCGAAGACCGTTTTAGATACCCATGCCAAGACCCAAAGAATTGGGACAATGCAGAGTGCAAGCCACCGATCTGCACCGCCACAGGCACTTGTCCTGAACAACTTGTCAAACCTGAACAGGAGAAGAAGTAATGCCAACAGTCGTGATGAATAAATCAAGCCGCATGACGGCAGAAGAGATCGAAGTCAGAATCTGGGCAATCGTCATCTTCTCGTTGACGATGATTTTGCTTGGCTCTGTTGCCATGTTCCTGTACAGCGTTTCATTTGTGACGCAACCCATGAACGGCATGGCCGCCATTGATAAGGTGTACACACAGCAGATCAACACCATCATGGTCTTCATCACTGGCGTGCTGGGTGGCGTTGCAGGCCGTTCTGCTGTCTCAGCCAGTGCCAAGGCGATAGCCAAGGCAGATGCTGACGCTGACAGCGAGCCACCACAGCCATGAGTCTATTCAACCCTTGGGTGTTATTGGGTATCGTAATGGCGGTGCTTTCAGCCTTTGGCGGTGGATACTACAAGGGTAAGGATGCCGAGTACCAGAGACAGCAAATCGAGATTGCGGCACTCAACGCCAAGGCGAGAGAGACTGAGCAGGCAATGGCCAAGGTGGCACAGACTTATGGTGAGACATTACGAAAGGCGAACAATGTTGCAAAGCTCAAAGAAACTAAGTTGCGTGCTGATCTCGACTCTGGCGCTCTCAAGCTGCGGATTCCTGTTAAAGCAGCCAACTGCCCCATTCCAGTGTCCGAATCCACCGCCACTCCCAGCGGAAGTGATGCAGGAACAGCATCAGCCGAACTTGACAGACAGGCTTCTGAAACTCTTATCGCCATCGCCGCAGAAGGAGATGCCGCCATCCGAAAGCTCAACACCTGCATCCAAACCTACGAAACCTTGAGGAACACCAAATGAATCTATCAGCCAATTTCAGCCTGCACGAAATGTGCAAATCAGAAACTGCCATCCGCATGGGCTTTGACAACACGCCTGATGAAGAGGCAACAGAGAATCTGAGACTGCTGTGCGAAAAGGTGTTGCAGCCAGTGCGTGACCATTACGGCAAGGGCGTGAAGGTGAACTCTGCTTACCGTTCACCAGAGTCAAATGCGGCTGTTGGCGGCTCTAAGACATCAGACCATTGCAAAGGTATGGCGGCTGACATTGAGATACCTGGCGTGGCGAATGCTGACCTCGCACAGTGGATCATGGACAATTTGGAATACACGCAATTGATCTTGGAGTTTTACACGCCAGGCATTCCCGACAGCGGTTGGGTTCATGTGTCCTATGACCCGAACAACCTGAAAAAGCAAGAACTGACCGCCACCAAGGTGGCTGGCAAGACTACCTATTTGCCTGGCTTGGTGGCTTAACCCATGGCACTCAACCTTGATCAGCAGATCACGCAGCCAGCACCACCAAACCTTGGTGCGCCTGATGTTGCCTACGATCAAGGTTTCTTCACGCAATCATTTGGAAGCCTCAAAGCCTACTTTTCCAAGCTGACGGCACTGTTTGCTGCGCTGTTTGGGCCGCGTGGTGGCAGATGGATCAATATTCCATATGGTGCATTTGAGGACACCACAGATCAGACGGCCACGGCCAACACCGCCACCGTGATGACTTTCAACACCACCGACTTCAGCAATGGTGTGACGGTGGTATCCAACTCCAAAATGACCGTGGCTCACGCTGGCATCTATAACCTGCAATTCAGTGTGCAGTTTGAGAATACCGACACGCAAGAGCACGATGTCACGATTTGGCTGCGTAAGGATGCGTCAGGCGCTGGTGTTGACATCGCTGGATCGGCTGGCTTGGTGGGTATTCCAAGCTCGCATGGCGGCATCAGTGGCCACATCATTGTGGGTTGGAATTACTTCATCACACTTAACGCCAACGATTTTGTCGAGATTTGGTGGTCAACACCGTCAACTCAGGTATCCATTCAGGCTTATGCCGCAGGCACATCGCCCACCAGACCATCAACCGCGTCAGTGGTAGCGACCATGACATTCGTGTCCAATCTGTCAACAGAAACCGCATAATTCAGTTATGGCACTCATACCTCTCAAAATTCCTCCAGGCGTGTACCGTAATGGCACAGAGTATCAGTCTGCTGGCCGCTGGTATGACGCAAATCTTGTTCGCTGGTACGAAAACACGCTCAGACCGATTGGCGGCTGGCGCAAGAAGTCAAACACCGCACTGACAGGTAAGTGCCGTGGCATCTTGACTTGGAGAACAAATTCAGGTGCGCGGTACATTGCTGCTGGCACTCAGTCCAAGCTCTACGCCATGGACGAGAACAATGTGATCAAAGAGATCACGCCAACAGGCATTGCCACTGGACGCGCTGATGCCGTCAGCGGTACAGGCTATGGGTACAACACCTATGGCTCATTTGCTTACGGCGTGGCGCGTCCTGATGCTGGCGCAGTAGCACCTGCCACCACATGGAGTTTGGACACTTGGGGCGAGTATCTGGTGGCTTGTTCCGATGCTGATGGCAAGCTCTATCAGTGGCAGTTGGGCTTTTCAACACCAACCTTGGCGGCTGCAATCACCAACGCACCGACAGGTTGCGCGGCTTTGCTCTCGACTGCCGAGCGATTCCTGTTTGCCTTAGGCGCGTCCAGCAATCCGCGTTTGGTGAAGTGGTCAGATCAAGAGGACAACACGACATGGACAGCGGCAGCCACCAATCAGGCGGGTGACTTTGAGTTGAACACGGTTGGCGCACTCAAGTGCGGCAAGCGCGTTAGAGGCATCAATCTGCTATTCACTGATGTCGATGTCCACACCGCAACTTATGTTGGCTTGCCATATGTGTATCAATTTGAGCGTGCTGGTTCAGGCTGTGGCGTGATATCGAGTCAGTCTGTGGCCGCCATCGACTCTGCCGCCATTTGGATGTCTCGGTCAGGCTTTTGGATATTTGATGGTTATGTCAAGCCATTGCCATGCGATGTCTCTGACTATGTGTTTACGAACATGAACTACAACCAAGCCAGCAAAGTCTATGCTGTACACAACAGCAAATATGGCGAAGTCTGGTGGTTTTACCCATCAAGCTCAAGCACTGAAGTTGACTCCTATGTCACCTACAACTACCGCGAAGGCCATTGGAACATTGGCACTTTGGGGCGCACTGCTGGTGTAGACCGTGGTGTATATCTCAACCCCATCATGGTGGACGCATCAGGCTACATCTATGAGCATGAAGTTGGTTACAACTATGACTCAAGCTCTGTCTATGCTGAGTCTGGACCATATGAGATTGGCGTGGGAGAGAACATCATGTCGGTGCGTCAGGTGATACCGGACGAGATGACGCTGGGCGAGGTGCAGATCAGTTTCAAGTCTCGGATGTATCCGACATCGACAGAAACGACACATGGTCCGTATTCAGCCTCACAGCCTACAGATGCGCGGTTCTCAGGCCGTCAGGTCAAGATTCGGTACACAGGTGCTGTGTTGGAGGATTGGCGCGTTGGCGTGACCAGAGTTGACGCTATTGCGGCAGGTAAGCGTTGAGTGACGAAGAAGAGTTTGAGAGACTGCGCCATCATGTGGTAGCGGCACTAGAATACTCAGGAGGCAGTCACGCAGTTGAGGATATTGCTGATGGCATCAGGCGAGGAGTGTTTCAGCTCTGGCCAGGCGCTGATTCGGTAATAGTCACTGAGATCATTGTCTACCCGCAGTTAAAGGATTTGCACTTTTTCCTTGCTGGCGGCGACCTAGATGAACTCCGATTGATGCAACCTTTGATCGAATCGTGGGGGAAGGACATGGGTTGCAGTCGTGTGTCACTCGCTGGCCGAAGGGGCTGGGAGAGGACATTTTTAAGGGATAGGGGATACGAGCCAAAGTGGTTCGTACTGTGCAAAGACTTATGAGGTGACTTATGTCTAAGGGTGGAAAGAATCAGACTACAACGCAGACGCAAACCACGATGATTGATCCTGCGGCGCGTGCGGCTTACTTAGAAAACTTAAATCTTGCGCGTTCTACGGCTGGCGGTCTTGGCACACAGCAATACGCAGGCTTTGATCCGATGTATCAGGCTGCTGAACAAAAAGCCTATGAACTCAGCATGAAGCCTTTTGGTGCTGAAGACATTGCGGCTTTCCAAAACCCATACGAGAGTCAAGTTGTTCAACAATCATTGCAAGACATTGAGCAGTCGCGTCAGATGGCGGCTTTGCGAGATGCACAGCAAGCCACTGCCGCCAAAGCCTTTGGTGGATCACGCGCTGGAGTGCAAGGCGCACTGACCAACGAAGCCGCACTGCGCGAGGCTGCACGCACCGCAGCAGGATTGCGATCTGCTGGTTATGGCCAAGCAGCACAGTTGGCGCAGGCGGCTCGCGGCATCAATCTGTCAGGCTTACAAAACGCCATGAATCTTGGATTGACTCGCCAACAATTTGCACAGTTGCAGCTCGATGCACAACGGAATCTTCCATTACAGCGATTGGCAATTCAACAGGCTGCGATGAGCGCACAACCCGCCAATCTTGGATCGACAACGACAGGCACTCAACCGATGCAACGCAATGTTGGTGCTGGCATTTTGGGTGGTGCATTGGCTGGTTCTAAATTCGGACCATGGGGTGCAGTTGGTGGCGGCTTACTCGGGGGTATTTTTTCATGAACTTCATGGATTTATTTGGAAGTGGCAATGCCGCAGGCGGTATGCGTATGCCGCCAATAGGTCAAGGCATGGACTTGTATGGTGGCCAGTCAAGCTCAAACCTTGGTTTGACAATGCCTAGAAATCCTTATGCTGATATGGAAACAGGCATAGGAATAAACCCACCATCATCATTTGGTGAGATGCCTGCTGGCTTTGATTGGGAATCTGGACTTGGTGCGCTTGGCTCACTTCTTGGGAAACAAAATCAAAAACAACAACCACAATTGCAACCAGTGCAGTTACCCATGGGAAGCAATCAGAGTTACGAGCAGTTGCTGAAGATGTATGGTGTGCGCGGTGGCGGCTTACTTGGATGAGGTGATATATGACCAGTGAAGAATTACAACAGATGTTTGCTGAAACTGCAAGGATTAGAGACCTTGCAAATCCAGCAACAGTGCCTTATTCCGACTTCCAAGTGCCAACATCAAATGTTGCACCACCGTCATTTGCATCAAACCTTGGTGGCCTTCTATTTGGCGGTGCTGACTCAGGTTTGAGCGAGTATCTGTCAAGAGATCAGCAAAAGGCTATGCAAGAGCAGGCCGTGATGAATGCTGCCATGTCATTGCTCAAAAACAGTGGATGGAGCACAAGACCAATTGGCTTAGGTGAGGCACTTGGTAGCGCGTATGAGGCTGGCACTGCTGGCTATCAAGGCGCTCAAGAGAATGCCATCAAGCAGTTGCTGACTAAGCAGAAGCTGGAAGATTACAAATCACAAAAGCAAATGCAAGCAGATGTGCAGCAATTCTTAGGGCAGAAACCGCCTGAAGGAATGAATGCAACCGAATTTAAGGCTGCTCAATACATGAAGTTGGCAGATATTTATGCCGCCACCAATCCTGAACAATCAGCCAAATTCTTTGACATGGCGCAAAAATTAGTGCCTAGAGAAAAGGTTACTGGCCAACCATTTGAAGTGTCTGATGAAACTGGGAAGCCAGTGATGATTCAACAATTTGAAGATGGAAAAATCAGAACATTACCTGGCTTTGGTCCAAAGCGCGAAGTCGTTTTGCAAAATGTTGATGGACGAGTCGTTGCAATTGACAAGTCAAAACTCACTGGCGGTGAGACATACGGCACAGGCATAACACCAGCAGAGCAACAGCGTTTGGAGTTGGATGCAAAGCGTTTTGGTTTAGATGTTGAACGCCTAAAGATGGAGCGTCAACGAGTTGGCATGGAAGCTCGCAGATTAAATATCTCAGAGGCTGAATTCCAGCGTGGTCAATATGACCGCATGGAAAATGAAGATGGCGTGTTCTATGTTCCCAAAGTGCCTGGCCTGCCTGTCATACCGATTGCTGGTCCTGGTGGTGCTCTTCTCAAAGGCAAAGCTCCACCAAAGCCAACTGAAGGTGAGACAAATGCGGCTGGATTTGCCAACCAAATGGAGAATGCCGAGGCCATCATCAATCAATTGCCTAAAGGCGTTCAGCCAGGCTTTGGTAGTGCGGTGGCTGCATCAATTCCATTTGTTGGTAGTGCAACTGAGCGTATCGTTCAATCTGCACAAACACAACAATTCAAGCAAGCCGCAGAAGCATGGATTAGAGCCAAACTGCGTAAAGAGTCTGGCGCAGCAATTGGTAAAGATGAAATGGATAAGGAATTCACAACCTATTTCCCACAAATAGGCGACAGTCCTGCCGTCATTGCACAGAAGGAAACAGCAAGAAGAATAGCAACTGAGGCAATGAAAAAGTCTGCTGGAAGATCATATACACCACTGACAACAGCACCGCAAAATGCACCGCCACCAGTAAATATTCAAGACATATTGAACAAATATCCACCAAAGAGGTAATGATGGCGCAACCAACTATTGACGATCTTTACAAGTCTTTGGCGGCTGCTGATGCGGCTGGAGATAAAGAAGCCGCGCAAGCATTGGCTGACTACATCAGGACAATTCAAGCAGCCACGCCAATGATGGCTGATCAGACTGATGCTGGCTTCTTTGGTATGTCACTGCCATCAACTGATGAATTGACACGCCAAGCGGGTTTGGCAGTGCGTCCTGTGGCGCAGTCTGTATTGACTGCTGGCGGTATGTTGCCGATGGTGGTTGATCCTGCCGTCAATCTCTACAACCTTGCCACTGGATCAAAGATACCCACAATGACTCAGGCAGTGCCAAAAACACTGTCAGCGATGGGCTTTCCTGAGCCTGCAACACCACAAGAGCGTGTCGTGCAAGACATCAGCACTGCTGGCTATGGCGTTGGTGGTGCAGCTAATCTTGCAAGGCAAGCATTGCCTGCCGCCACATCAATGACAGCGCAAGAATTCCTCAAGATGCTGGCTACCAACCCGCGCGCACAGGCGGCGGCAGCCACCGCATCGTCAGCCGCAGCGGGTTCATTGCGCGAAGGTGGTGCGCCACCATCTTTGCAAATGGGCGGTGCATTGATGGCGGGTATGGTGGCACCAGGCGGTCCAACCTTGTCCACCACGCAACGCGCTTTGGCTGCGCCAGCCGCAGTCGTTCAGCCTTTCACGCAAGCAGGCAGAGAAACCATTGTCGGCAGTTTGCTCAACCGTTTGGCATTCAATCCTGAACGAGCACAGCAGAACTTGAGCAGAGCCGAGCCACTGGTGCCAGGTGTGCAACCCACCACAGCCGCCACAGCGATTGATCCTGGCTTGGCTGCGGCAGAGACTGCCATCAGAGCTTTGGATCAGTCTGGCGCATTTCCAAGCCGTTTGTCAGCCAATCAGCAGGCTTTGCTTGATGCGTTTCGCAGACTCTCGGGCAAGCCTGGCTCGGTGGCCGCTGCCGAAGTCAAGCGCACCGATGTCACCAAGCCACTGCGTGAGCAAGCCTTTGCTGGCGTGACGGTTGACCCTGCCACATTCCAAACAGGCATCAAGCTGGTGGTGAATCAAGCCATTGACAATGTGATCAAAAGCCCTGTGGGTGTGCGTCAGGATGTTGAAACCGCAATGAAGTTTGCTGCTGATCGAGTGGCGCGCGCAAAGTCACCGATGGAGTTATACGAAATCCGCAAGGACTTGGCGGCTGCCGCGCAAGGCAAGTACAACCAAGAGAATCCAAGCCTGCGATTGGCCAGCGGTCAGCTTAAACAAGTCATATCTGCTGTTGATGATGTGATTGAGGCGGCTGCGCCTGGCTTCAAATCCTACATGGACAAATACTCCAAGATGTCTGGTCCGATTGATCAGATGAAGGTGTTGCAAGAGATTGAGCGCAGAGTCACCACTGGCCAGCCAAACCTGTTGACAGGTGAGCCTGTTTTGGCCGCTGGTAGTTTGCGCCGCCAACTGGCAAACAAGGCAGAAGAACTTAATCTCAAGCTGTCAGTGCCAGCGCAAAAGCGGTTGGACAATATCGTTGATGAGATCAACCGTGGTATGGCGGCGACTGCGCCAGGCGTTAAGCCGCCAGGCTCTGACACATTCAAGAACATGAGTATGGGCAACCTGATCGGGAGAGTGTTCAGCGAGTCCATGGCCACCAACACCACACTGCGTACCATGACGCGGCCTTTGGACTTCTTGTACAAGCTGCCTGATGAGCAGATTCAGCAGTTGCTGGTGCAGGCAATGCTTGACCCTAAGATGGCCGCCATGATGATGGCAAAGGCAAACATAACCAAAGTCGAGCCATTGGCCAAGTCACTGCGCGACAAGGCAACCCAGCTCGGATATGGCACTACCATTGGTGCAATGCAAGGACAATAAATCATGGCAGACAACCTACAAGCCACACCGCGCAACGAGTTGCTAGGACTCTTATCCGATGCCATGTATGGCGGTTTGGATTGGATGAAAGACCCGCGCAGATCGCGACAGATGCAAGGCTTGGCGGGTCTGCTGGAGTCCACAGGCATACCGCAAACCACTCAGCGCATGGCGTATGGTGAGCCACTCACCAACATTGGCCGCGCCAATGTGCCATTGCTCAAGCCTGAGACTGCTGAAGCTATGATGAATGTTGCGCCATTGATGCCAGCGGCTGGTAGGTTGGCAAGTCGTGCTGTGAAAGCCACTGAGGGTTTGCCTGTTGGGATGAGTATTAAGGATGTTGGGAAGTCTGCCATTACAAGAGAGGGCAATCCTATTCAAAGTGCGGTTGTCTTGGTGGGTGACAAGATATTTATGGGTAGGACTCATGGCGATGCTTTGAATCGTGCGGTATATGAAGGTGTTGTCCGAAAAGAGAGTGGGAAATACATATTCCCTAAAGGTGCTGAAGTAAACAGCGATTTGTTTATGACTAAAGATGGTCAGATTATTGACAGACTTCAAGCGTCAAAGATGTTTGATATTGGCGCATCTGAAACTGCCATTGAAAAAGGCTTGATGCAGAACAACCCACCAAAATCAATGACTGTTGACTCTTACATAGAACAAGCAACAGCACTGAAGAAACAAAGGGAACAATCCACCTACCCCCAACAAGCCGCACTTGACCTTGCACAGCAACGAGCCGCACTGCCTGTCAGTGAAGGTGGTTTAGGGTTGCCAGCAAACAATACGCCAATGGATAGGGCTAGGGCGATGGGGTTTGGCGCTGATTTTGCTCATGGAAGTCCACAAAGCAATATTACTAGATTTGAACCATCAAAAACTGGAGAGATGGGTAGCGGTATATATGCTACAAATTATTTTCCTGAAGCAGATATTTATGCTGGAAAAGAAATTGGCGCAACAACATATCCGTTAAAAGTTAAAACCAATACTGCTTATCAGGCTGGTGAAGAAAACCCTTACATGAAATTGATTGTTAGTGATGATGAGCAATTGCAAAAAGCATTGCAACGCATGGGAAAAGAGTCAATTATTAAAACTCAACAACCTCCACCAGATTGGTTGAAAGCTCTTGGCACAATGGATATGCCCATAAGAGAACATTTTGTAAGTATGAATCCAGACTTATTCAGATCACGATTTGCCGCATTTGATCCATTCCGCAAAGATGTCGCAACGGCTACAGCAATGGGAGTTGCACTGCCTGATTTGCTGGCGGCAGAGCCTACACCGCAACCTCAGTCTTCTGGATTGCTGTATCCATTCCCATAAAACATAGCCACCAGCGGATCGCGCCGTGGCTTTAACCTCTTACCTCTTTCCCGCGCCAAGCGGAAAGCCTTATCGTCAAGTGACTCACGCTCTCTGAATCTACGCAACCGCTCCATGGGTGTCAGCGGTGGCGGTTTGACGGCATCAGTGCCAATGCCATAGCGGTACACCGCCACCAGTACTCTGCCCGATCTGCGCCATTCTTGGATGTGGACAGTGCCTGCGAGTCGCAGACGGTTGATCATCTGCTGCGCTGACCTCTCGGTGCAGTACACCTTGGCCGCCAGCTCGGGCGCTGTACAGCCGATACGCTGGAGCAAGTCAATTACCTTGGGAAGTCTTGCGGATTTCATGCTCGCGCCTGTCGTGCCTGTCGGCCTCTTCTTTGTCTGTGAATATCTTGCCGCAGATGCTGCATCTGTACATCTTGCCCACCGTCACAATCGTTTGTCTGTCACCGCGCAGGCCGTGTTGCTTGCCAGACATCGTGCGTATTGTTTCGATCATTTTTTATGACTCAGTGCCTTGGAATAGATGAACACTTGATTCTTGTCGTTGATGTTACCTTTGTCCTGCTTGCGTTTGGCGAATTCCTCACCCTGCTTAAAGCGTTTGAGCTTTTCATCACGCCGCCAGATTGACGGTTGGCCTTTGTAGTCGAATGCGTTCAAGTGTTCTTCTCCTTCAACTTGGCTTCAATTGCTCGGGCAAAGTCATGCACCCAACTGCCAAACAAAATTCGGTACTCTTCAGCAATAGGCTGCAAATCGTTATTGGTCAGCCCTACCCATGTGCGCTGTGGGTGTGGGTAAAGAGGAATAGTTGGTTCAAACCCATGATATTCGTCCACCTCTTTTGTGTCCTCCCAAAACACCACATTCTTGTCAGGAAGTTTCCACGCCACAGGCTCTTGCTCTGGCTGTGCCAAGGCTTCTTTGATTGCGGTGATGGTGGCATACATTTCAGGTTCAAAGTCTGCCAATATCCATCCGTCTTTGTTGACACGCTCAATGAATTCAAGAGCCATGCGTAATGCTTCTTGTGTCATTGTGGATTACCCCCGCAGTGTGGGCATCGTGCAATGATTGTCAGAATTTGGCGTTTGCATCTTACGCAGATGTATATTTGTCTCATTGCTTTTTCCTTTTTGCGGCACTCTCAATCAGGTACTTCCGCAGCCACAGGCCGCCACCCAATTTGCGCCATTCTTTGAATTGCTCCTGCGTCAACCTCGCCCCTATGATCTTGGGATTGGTGGTCAACTCTGTCTTTGGGCGTGCCATTTACTTATCCTCGGTCTGGTCCAACAAGAATTTGACGATGCAAAACAGTACCAGCAGCGTGACGAAAATGCCAATGAGACTGGCCAAAAGGAAGTTGATTATTGTTTCCATCTCAAAACCTTTGATTTATGGGTGGGTTCTTCAACCGCTGGCGCATTGCCGAACTTGGGTGTCCAGCCGTACTTGCGCCAAATCTCTTGTACATCAGCACCGCGAGTCGGTACAAATGCAGCGTCAAACACATGAACAGTTGGCCATGTGATCTTTGTGCCGTTGGGCGGTGTCCAGTTGAGCTTTCTCATTTTTGCACCGCCAGCAATTCCATCTCAACCTCTTTGACCCGATCACGCAAGATGCTGACCTCGTGCTCCAGCTCGGTGATCTTGCGCTGCATTCTCTCGCGGGTCATGTTCTCCGCATGTGCCCATCCGATCATCGTGCCCTCGGTGATGGCCATGCGTGCCAACTTGGCATATTCGTCGCGGGTGAGGAATCCACCGCCCACTTCCATGGGTGGTGTGAACTTGTTGACAGTGCGGTCAATTTCCATTTGCATTGTTTGAGACACGGTTTTCTCCTTTGGGTTATTCATATCCAGCCAAATCCTTTACAAGCTGCGCCCACCATGAAAAGTATTCCCATCACATGGCAATAAGCAGGATGCAGATGAGGCGCAATGTAAATTGTTCCAAGAATTAAAAAATATTCTTCAGTTTTCACGATGACCACCATGCGACAAGCAGTGCAGCCAAGCCAGTGCCGATGACAAGGCACAGCAAGTAGTCGAAGGCGGCCTCGGCGCGTTTGCCGAGCTTGCGGTGGCTCTCCACCGTGAATGCGTGTTGTGTGTGGTTCATTGTGGTGTCTCCTTAAAGATGGGGGACGATGCCCCCTTGGGTTTAATAAAGATTTGCTTGACCGCGAGATGCGTAAGAAGCACCAACAGACTCTTCATAGGCTGCGTCTGCATCATCTTGGAGAGCTTGCCAAATGGCTTCATCTTCTTCATTCCACTCGCTAGTTGCTGCTTGATCGTTCATTTCGTTTCTCCTGAGAGTTAAGTAATTGAGGACTAGATCATATCGCATTTGACTACCTTGTCAACACCCTATATTTAATCCCGCACAAAAAAGTCGGGTATTCTGCCCCTACAATGTCTCTGCGGGTGTCATGCTTTCCCGCAGTTGCCTTTGGGGATCGGTTCGCTGATCCCCTTTTTTCCCTGTATAGTTGACGCTTTCCACAAAACATGGTTAACATCATACACATGAAAATCTCACAGAAAGCCATTCAGGACATCAAGCACAAGATCGAGGCAGCGGGTTACCGTATGTCCGATCTGTGCCGAGTCGCAGAGATTGACCAAGCACAGCTCTCACGCTGGGTTAACGGCCAAACTGAGCCACTTTACAGCACCGTGGTACGGCTGGATGAGGCCGCCAATGCGTTGATCTCAGCGCGGTTGCAGGTGCTCAACAAAGCCATGGAGGATGCCGTCAAATGACCAAATACAGTCCAGAAGACATCGCAAACATGATGCGTCAAGCCTT